CATGCATGTGTTGAGCGTCTGCCATCGCCATCTTCGTCTCTTGTTTTTTCTTATAAATGTGCGTTGCAGCGTTTAATCCAAGTTTTAATACACTAAACCAAGCCATATTAACCTTTTTTAGCCTTTCCTGCTTTTGATAAAGCAATTGCTATCGCTTGTTTACGCGATTTTACCTTTTTTTTCGAGTCACCAATGTTTAATTTACCTTTTTTAAACTCTGACATGACTTTTTTTATTTTTTTCTGTGTTTTATTCATTTCCAGACCTTATAATTGAAACTTTTGGTACCATATCATTAGAACTTGGTAAAGTTTTTCCTAAAATTGTCTTTTCAATCGAAGTATTTGCTCTTAATTTTGCTAATTCTTCGTTTTGATCTAGTTTTTCGTCTTGATTTTGTTGATTCATCATTGCTCTCATCTTATCTAAATCCATTCTTTCTTGACCTTCACGTTCTTTTCTTGCATTTTCTTGTGCTCTTAGGTCTAATTCTCTAGATCTTAACTTAGCAATAGGATCATTGTCAAATTGTGATGTAATTTTCTTCTCTTCTTCTAAAAATTCACCCATCATCTCTGCTATCAACACAGATTTTCTACCTTCTATCTGTTGTGTTAGTTGCATAACCTGTTGTTGAGCCTGTGGATTCTGTTGCATCATCATAGGGTTCTGCTGCATTTGTTGTAATTGCATTAACTCTTGTCTAAACTCTAATTCTATTTGCTCTTGTGCCATCAAACTTATGTGTTCGAAAATATTTTTTTCTAAACTTGCCATGACCATCGGATTATTTCTAGCCATATTAGTTGCCATAAAATTTAAGTGAGCTGTCATGTGTGCTCTATGATCTTGTCCTGGAAAAGCTTGAAAAGGTTTACCGGCCAAAGCATCAATATGCTCTAACGCAGGATCTTTTGGAGCAGGCGGCATAGGTCTAACTAATACTGAGTCAATATTTTTTACACCTAATGCCTCATACATATTTCTGTATGCTTGATACATGTTATGCATTCCAGGGTTTGAAGTTGCCAGCTGCAACTCTGTTTGTGCGAGGGAAATACGCTGAGTTTGTGAAAAGATGTTAGGGTCAGCAACTGGCAAGATATCTACCCGATCATCAAAGTCAGTTTGTTTAATCATTCTTTGACCCCCAACTACGTCGTACGGATATTCCGCCGGTAGATATAACTTGAATACTCTTGCAAGAATTTTAAATTCATTTTTTAATGCAGAGTAAATTCTTTTGTGTATAGCTGACATTGTTCTTGATCCTCTTTCAAGAAGAGCAACAGTTGTACCAACAGCAGCTTGTTGATTACCATCTCCTACTTGTAGATCAGCTATAGATGCAAATCTTTGACCAGCACTAACTACAACTCCCATTAAGTTTAATAAAGTTGCAGATGGTTCTTTGAAAGGTAGCATCATAAATGAATCTCTAAGATTACCACCAGGTGCATCAACGTCTCTAAACTCACCTGGTTGTATCGATTGCGCGTCATCCCTAATTCTTATGCCACGCATCTTGAATCCTGCGGGTAAGTTAGAGAGGGTACCCGCGTCCAATAGTTGACGTAAAGCAGCAGTTGCAGTTCTACTCAATCCGCCAATCATATGGATGAGACCGAAACCATAAAAACCTAGTCCTGGCAGAAATTTGAAGTGGACAAAATATTGGATTTTATTTTTCTTCGGATCTCCAATTTCGTAATTTCTTTTTACAGATAAAACTTCTCTAGAGCCTTCTTCTAGAGTTACAATGTATGGTAATTTAATTCCTGTTGGTTCACCATTTTGATCTGAGTCTTCGAAACCTTCTAGATCTAAATTAACATGACACTCTAACAAAGTGTAAAGATCTTCATCTTTTGTTTTTTTAGTTCCTTCTAGTTCTCTTTCTTTTTTCTCTATGTCAGATTCTTTGTCTTGTGGTTTTGCTAATTCTATATCTTTATAAAAACCGGCGACCTGTTGTTTTCTTAAATCATTTTCTGAAATTTTTATTCGATGAATGATTGCTTCCGCATCATCTAATGAGGTAGCTGTATACGGAACAATCAAATCATCCGCAGGAACGAACTTAGATACAGCTCGTCCTTCCACTTCGTCATAGTATACTTTTTTAAAAGTTGAACCTGACAATGGTAAGTGAAATAACATAGAATCAAATTCTGGTTCATACTCTTTCATCTGATCCATGATTTGATAATTCATAAAATCTTTTACACGTTGTGCTTGTTGCACTTTATCTGGAGATTGTATTCCTAAGAGTTGCGTTCTGACTGGTCCATCAGCTGGGAGTAACTCTTTATAAGCGAGCGCCTGAAACTGAGTAACAGCTTCAGCAAGAACCGGGTGAGTCGCCCCCGAGGCACCTTGAAACGGTTCTGACCTTTGATCATATTTAAATCCTAATAAGTCTAATCCATTAGTATAACTTTTCTCCCAGTCTTTTCTAGAAGAAATGTAATCCATGTATTTAGAATTTAAATCTGATGATAAAGATGATAATACTTCATCTGGTAAAAATTCTGCTAAGTTTGCGTAGTGGTCTTCTCCACCTTCAAGTGATGCTGCACCAGGATCAAAATTAATATCTACTGATCCATCTTCATTTTCTACTGTTTCTACTTCACCTGGTTTTTCTAATTCTTTTTCTACCTCTTCTACAAGGGTCTCTTGAATCTCTTCTTCGCCAGGTACGTTAACTTCTTTTCTCGGCTCGTTTGGTAGAGCCTTGTCTATGTCTGCCATTTGTTTTCTCCAATTTTACAGTTTTAACAGTATTATAATTAATATTCAAGCCTTGTGGTGTAGGCCCAGATTTTGGTGGTGGTCCGCTTTTTTTACCCTTTATCATCTGCTTCTTTTTTAATTTGTTCTATAATGCTATCGTCTATTCCATCATCATATCCCCCCACAGTTCCATCGGGATCAAAATCAGCTGTGCCTTCATCATAGTATTCAGGTTCTACTCCGTCTTCTGTTCTACGAGAGGGTTGATATTCCATAACAGATTTATTTTCTATGGTATCGAAACTTACGTTTTCATCTGCATAACCACCTATTTTATCTTTTTCGATTCTTTGAAGTCCAGTAACAGAGTCCTCTGTTAGTGTATATTGAGATCCATCCATACCCGTGTAATTAATTTCTGTCATTCTTTCACTAGGTTTAATTTTAGATTCTGTTCCTAGTAATTTAATTTTATTAACTAAATCAAAAAAATATTTTGGTGCTTCGCTAACAGTTTCTACAGCTTTTTCTGCTACAGGTGCTGCCATCTCTCCAACTCTAAAAAATCTACCAACTAAAGGTAAGCTAGCGAGTCCTCCCATAATTTTTATAAACTTTCTTTTACTAGGATCATCTGGTCCGTCCGCATATCCTACACGACCTCCATATTCAAAACCTTTATATTGTTTAGCGAAGTCTTCAATTAAATCTTGTTGATAAGGAGTTGCCTCAGTTGCAGCTATAGCCTCTGCCTGATTTATCATATTTTTTGCTCTATCTTTTAAAATTCCTATACCAGTTATACCAACACCCACAGGTGTTGATACTCTAGCAGTCTTTGCCATTAGCGGGCCTAATTTTTTAAAAACTTCAGGATATAAAAGATCTATTCCAACCATTGGTTGGGTAACTGCATCTATAAAACTTTTACCTTCTTCTAATCCTTTTTTAGTAGTGTCAGTAGCAAGTGCTAGAGAAACAGGTAAAGAGCCCACAGCTTTTAAACCAAACTTACCTACGTCTTTTAAAAGATCTGTGCTTATAAAACCTTTTTGACCTGCATCTTTTAAATCCATATCTTTTACTGGATTGACTGAACTTTTTTTGGTGAACGTGTCTACAGGTCTATTTTTTACCTCACTTAAAAAATAATTTTTATTTTTATAAACTTCCTCTATATTTTTTAATGATTCATTTGAAAAGTTTTTATAATTTGATTTGTTAAATTTTCCTCCCGTATTTATCTTAGGAGATTTAATATTGTACTCATTAGAAAAGTTTAAAGAATCTTTATTAAAATTTTTAATTGCCTCACTTAAAGACATTTTTTTCTTTTTATAAACAACTGACTCTTTGCCCTCCTCTATTGCATTTAATAATTTTGACAAAGGTAAATCTATTATATTTTTTTTAGCTTGATTAGCTTCACTAGATATAAGTTGATATGCTTCTGCGTAACCAGGTGCTTTTCTAGAAACACCAGAGAGTCCAAAGACCTCATCTAGTTCAAAACCTTTTTTAGTCAAGTTACGTCTTTGAGTTCTAAAAGTTCCTGAAGGCAGTCCTAATAAATTATCTACAGCATCGAAAAGAAGACTTCTTTTAGCTCCTGAAGAAAACTTAAACTCACCTGTATCAATTCTATCTACAATGTCATTAATAGTTTCTTGATCAGGTAATTTCATACCCTTTGGTTTATATCCTCCTTCTAAAGCTCTTAAATATTTTCTAATATCATTGTCTACTTGATTTATAAGTTCTGCTTTTCCTGCAGCATCAGCTTTATCAAAGGTATCTCCATATATTCTTCTAGTTAACTCAGGGCCTCTTTCAACATCTGGATCAAATTTAAATTCTTCATTAAGAGCTTTTATAATTTCGTCAGATTCTTTATATTTTTCTTTAGATACTTTTTTTCCAAGCTGTCTTGTTATTTCTGCTCTTTCCTCTTTACCTAATTTATCTAGTAAGCCTCCCTTATAAGGAGCTCCCTGCCCCGACCCTTGTCTTACTCCTAAAGCTTTAGTAATTATAGAGTCTGCAACTCCTTTTCCCTCTGGTAAGTTTAATTCTTTTTTAATTATTGGACGTGAAACATACTCACCTTTTTTTAATTTATCTAAAACAAAATCTTTAACTCTTTTTTTAAGAACGTTGGCATCAGCTAAAGTCATTTGAATACCTTGTTCTGTTTTTAATCTTCTAACTGCTTCATTAAATTTTTTAATTGTTTCTTTTGTAACATTATCGAATAAAGATCTTTTACCCGGGCCTTCTTTAGGAGTATACTTAATACCTGCTTCTTTAAGAGCTTGTCTTACAATTTTAGGAACAATTTCATCTTTTTGACTTGGGCTTAATTGTCTTCTTAAATTTTCTGGTGTAGTTGCTGATTGCAGTCTACCAAATTCTATAGCAGTTAAACCATCAGCAAATTTTTGCCTTGGTAACTCTATGGCCTCTCCCTGATTTTCTTCCAAAAACTTTTGATAAAAATCTTTTCTTTCTCAAACTCAAATACATCTTCTTGGCTCATGACGCCTGACTCATCAGCCTTTTTAGATAGATCGTTCATTAGATCTATCATTTCCATTCGATCAAAGCCTCCAAAGAAACCTTGAATGTATCCATCCAGTTTTTGTTTTATCTCAGATTCTGATAATGGTTTTGGTTTAGGAACGATAGCTTCACCACCGTTTTCAAAAGCTTGTCGCTTCATATAAGCGAGAGCCTGTTTGTATTTACCAAGCTCCACGATTAAACTCCTAGTATGCCAGCTAGTCCACCACTTTGATTTGGTTTTCTGTCTTTAGGATCAAAGTCTACTATTTCTTTCACTTCCTCTGCTTCATCCACATTTAACCCTGCTTTTGGTTCTATATCAAACATTTTGTTTCTTTGTAAAACTGTTGTTAACTCGTCATAGTTTTTTGCCATGATCATTTCTTCAGATATGTTGTCTAACATTTCTAACGCGTCATCACCAAAGATCATTCTAAATCTATCTATAGGATCTCCTTTGTCTACACTGATACCTTTCGAGGATAGAATCTCTCTTGCACCTGTTCTAACAATACCTTCTTGGGTTCTATTTGGAAAACCTAGTAATTTTCTTTCTTCGTCTGTTTTGAAAAATGTTTCTCTACTATCTTCTACAAGAGATCCTATACCTTCTTCTTTAGGAGTAACATTTGTAACATCTACTTTATCAAACTTTCTTAACAAGTCTTCTTTTATCGGATTTCCAAAAACATCATCGTCTGGTCCTAATACTTCGTCTAAATATTTTTTATATTCTTGTCTAGTAGCAAACTCTTCAGGGCCTTTTCTAGGAAGACCTGTTTGTCCCTCACCTTTTACAATTTTTTCTAGATCACCCATTGGGTCATCTTCTGTTAAATTAAATTCGTCTGTAATTTTTTCTTTTGTTTTAATATTTACAACTTCACCAGGTTGCTTGTCTTTAAAGATACTGCCACCTTTGTCTTCGTAAAATCTTTGGTACACATCATCAATTTGTTTTCTAAGAAGATCCGTTATTTCACCAAACTCTCTTCTACCAAATTCTAATATGTCTTCTTTTTTTACACCGAGCTTTGCTAGTCTTCTAACTGCCTGTAAAAATCTTATCATTGGTCCCATTAGTAATACGTCCTTTGTTTGGGTTCTACAGGTTCCTCTTTGTAATCTTCAGGATGCTCTATCAAACCACCTTGTCTAAATCTCATAACAGCTTGAGTCATAGAATCTACTAAGTCATCGTGATCACCATAAGGAAAAGCTGCGCATTCCTCAATGACTTCCTGTGCAAATTCCATTTCTTTGGGCGCCCATATTCTCCCCGACTCAAACAGCGGAGAAACTGCGTTTACCCTAGTGTGCTTATCGTTGCCTCGACTGGGTGTAAAATTTATAACAGGAATTCCCATTTTACGCAACTCATATGTTAAAGGTAGACCAGATGCCTTGCTCTCAACGATAACTGTTTCAGGATTCCA